GGCGAACAAATTGACGTTCGCGCTGGCGAAAAGATTGTTTACAAAATGTCATACGGTAACGAATGGATTGACGGAGACAAATGATGAATCCGAATTACGATGATATTCCTAAAATGCTGTCCGCAGGGATGCTAGGAAAACAAATTGCGAGTGATCTAAACGTAGATCAATCTACAGTTTCCAGGCACGCCAAAAGGCTTGGCGTATCTGTCAGGCGTCATCGTCGAGGTCCGATCTTGACCGCGCTCACAAATGGACCACTCACAACTGCGGAAATAGTTAGCATCACGGGCATAAAAATGAGAGTTGTGTCAACGCTATTGTGTCAGATGGTGAAACAGGGTGTCGTCGAGCGGTGCGGTCAGGCGAATAGAGACAATCGCGGCGGACGTATTTATTTCTGGCGTCTTTGCCATGAGGTTGAGCTATGAAATTCTGGACGGAAGAACGCATCGAACAGCTACGAACGCTTTCCAAGACGCATTCGTCGGGAAAGGTCGCCGTTGAACTAGGTTGTTCGCGATGCGCCGTATCTGGCGCGGCGGCTCGCAATGGAATTTCATTTGGTTCCGTTGAAGGCAAAATTAGGTTTGACTGCGTTGGAAAAGATTATATCAAGAAGGAACCGAAACCCACAAAGCCTCCGAAAGCTACCAAGAAGGTGGTTTTCAAGCCAAAATCCGTCATCATTCCCGATGAGCCAAAGCCGGAACCTGTCGTCATTCAATCTAACCCAAAAACCATATGGGAGATTGGCGACTTCGATTGTCATTGGCCGCTTGGCGATCCCCTCTCGGATGAATTTCGGTATTGCGGAGCGCCAAAGTCAGGCAAGAATTATTGCGCGGGTCATACGAAACTGGGGACGCGGCAATGAATGATTTGTCTGAATATCGCAAACTGATTTCGACCAAACGGATTGCGGCTATTCCGACAGGAATAAGCCGAACGCCAAAACTGAACTCATCCATGTTTGATTATCAGGAATCATGCACGCAGTTCGCGCTTCGCGCGGGACGATCTGCATGTTTCCTAGATACCGGACTTGGCAAAAGCTTTATAGCTTTGGAATGGGGGCGATGCGTCGTCGAGGAAACAAATAAGCCCGTTCTCATGCTCGCGCCGCTCGGCGTTGTGCATCAGCATTTGGCAGAAGCGGAACGGGTCGGTGTAGAGGCGAAAGTCAGCCGAACTGGAGTTCCGCCAGAGACGCCGCAAATCGTCATTACCAATTATGACAGATTGGAAAGATTTGATCCTGATGCTTATGGCGGCGTCATTCTCGACGAAAGCTCAATTCTTAAATCGTTCTCTGGCGTCACGACGCGCAAGTTAATAGATACATTCAAAAACACGCCATTTCGTTTGTGCTGCTCGGCGACGCCAGCGCCGAACGATCATATGGAGTTGGGTCAGCACTCGGAATTTCTTAGCGTCCTGTCTCAGTCGCAGATGCTTGTTAGATGGTTTCTGCACGATAGCGCGGACACGGGAACGTGGCGGCTAAAGGGTCACGCGACGCAAATATTCTGGGATTGGGTAGCGTCGTGGTCGAGATGTTTGTCAAAGCCATCCGATCTTGGGTTTTCCGATATTGGATTTGAAATGCCTCCGCTCAACGTTCACAAGCATATCGTGGCGGCGGATCGCTCTCAGGATTCCGGTGCGGAAAAAGACGGTCAAATTCGATTGTTTCGCATTCCTGATACGTCCGCAACATCAATCCACAAAGAGAAACGATTGACTAAAAACGAGAGGGCAATTAAAGTTGCAGAGTTGATGGCGCGAGAGCCTGACGAACCTTGGATTGTATGGTGCGATACGAACTACGACGCAGATGCTTTGCGCGAGCTTATGCCTAACATCAACGAAGTTCGCGGAAATATGTCGCCTGACGTGAAAGAGGACAGATTAAACGCTTTTACAACCGGTCAATCACTAACCATGCTTACTAAAGCGAGTATCGCAGGATATGGGCTTAATTGGCAACATTGCGCTCGCATGGCGTTCATGGGGTTGAGCTTCAGCTACGAAAACTATTATCAGGCAATTCGTAGATGCTGGCGATTTCGACAAAAACGCGCCGTAGAGGTTCACGTCATATGTGCAGATACGGAAGCGTCGATATGGGACGTGGTTTCGCGCAAGAGCGGCGACCACGAATACATGAAGGCGGAAATGTCGGCTGCAATGGCGCGCGCGCATAGGTCGAGTGAAGTCCTTTCAAACTATCGTCCGCAAATGGAAGCATCGATTCCGAAGTGGATTTAGGAAATTCGACGATCAATGATCGGCGGATAATGTAGGCAACCAAAACAGGAATGGATCAATGAGCATTACGGTTACGAAGACTGTCACGACCGCTGACGGCGTGACGCACAAAAATAAGGAGGACGCCAAGAAGCATATTTGGGGCGTGCACCTGACTACGTTGGGTGAGGCTAGCGCCGAAGACATCGAGGACGCGATTGACAATCCCGGAAATCCCGAAGTTGCTTTGCTCCGCGAGGCAGTCCGCGAGGTTTACCTGAGGGTTTGGCCGCGCGCTAATCTCGGCGTTCCTCGCGGGAAAAAGAGCGCCGACGCCGCGTAAAGCTACTCAAACATATGGTGTCAACATGAATGTATTCGATCAGCACGTTTCGGATCGGTTTGCGGCATACAATGTTGATACCGTCGAGTGGACGGCAGGAATGCCGTCCGATTCGATTGATTTCAGTGTTTATTCTCCACCGTTTGCTCATTTGTTTGTTTATTCCGACAGCGAGCGCGACATGGGTAACGTCGCTAGCTACGATGAATTCAAGGAAACCTATCGGTTTCTAATCAAAGAGATATTTCGCGCGACAAAAGAGGGTAGAATTTCAGCCGTCCATTGCTCGGATATACCGACAACCAAGTCGAAAGACGGCGTGATCGGCCTGTTCGATCTTCCCTCCGTTATTCGTGAAGTCCACCAAGATGAGGGTTGGGATTATCACAGTCGCATCACGATCTGGAAAGATCCGGTTGTGGAAATGCAACGGACCAAGGCGCATGGACTGCTTTACAAAACGTTCCGAACGGACGCGACGCGATGCCGGGTTGGAATGCCTGATTACATGATGATATTTCGCAAGCCTGTGGACGGGGCAACGTCAAAGACGCCCGAACCTGTTTTGCACGATCCTAACCATTATCCTGTCACGACATGGCAGGAAATCGCTTCGCCAGTGTGGCGGACGATCAACCAAACCAATGTTCTCAATGTCAAAGTCGCGCGAGACGATAAGGACGAGCGCCATCTTTGTCCATTGCAGTTGGACGTTATCGAGCGATGTTTAACGCTGTATTCAAACCGCGACGACGTGGTGTACTCGCCATTTCTCGGAATTGGATCGGAAGGCGCGGTTTCTCTAGGCATGGGACGGAAATTCATAGGGACCGAGCTTAAGCCGGCGTACTACCGTCAGGCTGTGAAAAACCTAGTTGAAGCTGAGCAACGCGGACCAATCAACGATCTTCTATCGGCGGTGTAACATGGCTACATCCTTCTGCAAGGAATGCGACGAAATCACAGAGCACGATCTTGATCCAGAGGAATTTAGAGCGGCAATTATCGCGCTAAACAGGCGTCGATTTGTTGATCTTCTCGACGAATTGGAAAGGGCGCTTCCGTCAGAGTTTGTTGGATTGGCTGATGACGTTATCAAGTGGGCGGGGAAATCAAGATGAAACGCGCCGTCCTAATTCTAATTCTCTTATCAACTCCATCAAGCGCGCATGACATTTATACAAATCTGCGCATGAAGGATGGAACCTTGCCGTGTTGCGGAGGGCCGGATGCAGGCGCATCACGCGATTGCTGGCGCACGATATATCGAGAGCGCGGCGGCAATTTCGAGTTTCGCACCAACTCTGGCGATTGGGTTCGTGTCCCAACGGATCGAATACAGTTTACGCCTATTCCCGGCGATCAGGTAGAAGAAGGCGAAACGCACGAAGCGCATCTTTGCTACAAAGACGATCCTCAGACCGTCGAGAATTATCACGAATATCACAACACGGATCGTCTATTGAAAACAGAAAGCGGCGCTGAGATTGTGTTCTATTGCGGCATAATTCCTCCTGGCGGCTTATGAGCATAACCGATCACAACCGCGCCGTCCTGCTATGTGCGGACACGATAGCCAAGATCGCCGTCAGGTTGTCGGCGGCTCCGTGCGATAGCCCGGCTCAGCGAGCGCGTTTTATCTATTGGTTGGACGTGATCTCCGAGGAAATACGAACGTTGAAGATTGAATTAGGGGAGAAGGCGAACAAATGACCGAACTTCGATCCTATCAATCCGACGCTATCGAAGCCGTGCGTAGATACTGGCGCAACGGCGGCGAAAATCCGCTCGTAGAAATGGCTACCGGGACCGGAAAAAGTCTCACTATGGCAGGACTGATAAAGGGTCTACTTCAGGAATGGCCTAGCTTGCGCGTGGTCGTTCTCGTCCACGTCCGCGAGCTTGTGTCTCAGGACGCTATGGCTATGATCAAGGCGTGGCCGGGCGCTCCTATCGGGATCAATTCCGCCGGACTTGGCAAGCGGGACAGGCATAGTCAGATTTTGTTCGCTTCGATCCAATCCGTCTACAAATCCGACATCGGGCCTCGCGACCTAGTTTTGATTGATGAATCGCACCTTGTGCCGAAAGATGGCGAAGGAATGTATCAAACATTCCTGACGCGCGCTCGCGAGTTGGTTCCTGACATGCGTGTTGCGGGCTTTACAGCTACGCCTTACCGATCCGGCTCGGGTCGATTGGACGAAGGCGAAGGGCGCATTTTCTCAAAAATAGTTTACGAATATGGGATCGGCAAAGCCATCCGTGACGGCTATCTTTCGACGCTGATTTCCAAGGCTACGGCGACCTTGATTGATGTTTCTGGCGTGCATGTTAGAGGCGGGGAGTTTGTCGCGCGTGAGTTGGAAGTCGCCGTCGATAAGGATTTCGTGACAAAGGCCGCTGTCCAAGAGATAATTGATTATGGCGCATCCCGGCGCGCGTGGATTGCTTTCTGTACGGGCGTTGAACACGCCGAGCATGTCCGGGATGAAATACGCAGACACGATATTTCGTGCGAAATGGTTTCAGGTCATACGCCGAAAGGCGAGCGCGACCGTATTCTAAATGCGCTCAAGGCCGGTAGCATCAAATGCATTACAAATTGTTCCGTGCTTACGACTGGATTCGACGCGCCGAACGTCGATATGATTGCACTCTTGAGACCGACGCTCAGTCCTGGGCTTTATGTGCAAATGCTTGGGAGAGGGACTAGATTAGCTGATGGCAAGACGGATTGTTTGATTTTAGATTTCGCTCGCAACATTATGCGGCATGGTCCCGTCGATAAAATCAGCGTTCGATCCGCAACGAAAAAAGGCGAAGAAAAGGAAAGCGTGCGGGCCAAGGAATGTCCCGATTGCCAGACGTTGCTTTATCTTGGTGCGCTCGAATGTCCTGTGTGCGGTCACAGTTTCAGGCATGACGAGGACAAGCTACCCAAGCATGGCGTTCGGGCGGATTCCGAACATTCGATCTTGTCAACTGGCGCTCCGACGTGGATCAACGTTCAATCCATGAAGGCGTTTCTGCATGAAAAACTAGGTTCGCCTACGTCAATGCGGGTTGAGTATTTCTGCGGTCTAACGACACAGCGGGAATGGG